AGTAGTGTGCTCCACTGAATACCTTTTATTGAATTAATGATTTAGCTTCTATTATTTTGCTGTCCCCTACCACCCACCCATTTAGCTGCTATGGTTGTGGGCCCCTAGGAACCCTTTTTAGTTAGCCAATTAACTAATTTTGAAATATCCAATTATTTTAAATTTTGTCCTAATTAATTCGCCTGCTAGAGCTTATGGCAGCTTTATCCCGAATTTCTGAAGGAAAGTCCTGGCAGTGTCACTCAAACCACCTCTACCCCACTTGAGCTGCTCAACCTCTTTCAGACTCTTTGCAATCATGCCGGTCTTCTGGGACATCCATTTTTCAGCAGTTAGTGAACCATATCTCTGCCTTAAGGCTTTCTTCAGATACTGTGAATCCATCATTCCATTTTTGACTCTGTAGATTCCAATAGTTAAAGGGTAAAATTTGAACGTTTCCAAGAACATCTCTGTTCCTGGAAAGAATGCCAAATAAATTTCTGCACCATTCTCCCATCTGATGCCGTTTGATTCAGCAATTGGGTTGATAACTGTTGTTTTCACCAGTTCTCTCTGAGATTCGTCTTCATTTTCTTTGTATTGCTCTAGGACCCATCTAGCAAGGTATCCTGAGATGCGGTGGATGGTAAGATCATTGTTACCAATTGGATTGTTCCTGTTTGCTGGAAAATGATTATTGACAACCTCCACCTGCCACTCGCCAAATTTAGGATTAGCTTTCCTCTCTGGCTTACGCGAGAGAGCAGCCTTGGCCTTTGCGGCATTGAGGAAGAAGATCCTAACTGCAGCAAGGTTAATTGATTCCCCATATTTAGCACAGAAGTCCACATACCCTGCATCAGGATCAAATCCATTTGCACCTGTGGATGCGACATCATAGAAAACCAAATCCGACATAACACTCAATTCAATTCCTTCTGGAAGCAACAAGTAATAACACGATATTTTCAAAGTATTCAAGTGGAGTACACTACT